ACGTGATGTTATTGATGAGACACATGCGAGTTTTAATTCAACATTAGCGCAGATGCCCACGGCAGAGTTATATAGAAAAACAAACCAGTTTTTAGATAAATGGGATTGGATTTGTTTTCTGCCGTTCAAGTGGCTGCAAAATGATAGATTTATAACGCTTTTACAATTTGTGTATAGAAACGAGATTGATGAAGTTACTTACAAATGTAAATGGTGTTATTTATTATTTTGCCTGTTTGCGCTGTTGATTAGTCCAGTGCATGGTGTTTTATTGTTAGTTTTAGGAGTAACTATTGGCGAATATTTAACGAAAATGGCTATTAGAAAAGTGATGATGGCAGAATTATGTCACCGCACCGATAATCTAATAGAAATTGCGAGAAGTAGACGTGCTAGTTATGCCAAGGTTTTGTGTTGTGGATGTGCCTCTATGGCGGCTATGTATGCTATTGCTAAAGTATATAAGTCGTGGAGAGGTATTGTAAAGGAACATAGCTCATTAGAACCAACGTGTATGGAAGATATTAAAGCAAGAGATCAACAAGTTAATGTTTGGTCACAAGTTACTAAAAGAGTTTTGCCAGCATCAGAAAGCAGCAAATGCACAACTGTTGAAAGGTTGCGTAATGCTGTGGAGCACAATTTATTGTATGCTTCAGTTGAAGCTGAAAACACTGATAGTACACTTATGGCGAACGTATTGATGATTACATCGAATATGTTATTGATTCCCAACCATTATTTTAAGAACAGCGAAACATTGAAATTAACTTGTAGAAAGGTTAATGCAGACGCTGTGGGAGGGAGTTTTAAGACACGTATTTGTAAGGATTCTTCAGTACATATTGAAGGCACGGATTTTAGATTGTGTTATTCAAGTACTGGAGGTTCTTATCGTAATTTGCTTAAGTTTTTCCCACTTGGTGATATTGTTGCACATCCATTTAAGATGATATGGAGACAAAGAAGTGGAGAGATGATAACTGCTCATGGAATGTGTGAAGCAGGCATAGTATCCAATGGTTCATGTACGTTTAAGGGAGGTGTATACAAAAACCTCTCAATGAATACATTTGGTGGATTATGTGGCGCGACATTAATTTCAGAGACCAGAACACCTATGATTACAGGATTGCATTTAGGTGGAAAAGAAGGACAGCCAGTTGGTTGCATGGGCACTTTAACTCATGATCAATTACTGGATGCTATTAAATATATTAAAAGTATTGAT